TTACTGAAGATGGAACTACAATATTACTTCCTGTAGGAACTTACAGAACTGAAAGCGGATTAGCTTGTAGAGTAGATGAAGACGGAGTAGTTGCTGAAGTTTTAGAAACTGAAGAAGTAGTTGAAGAAGAATTGGCAGAAGAAGCAGATGTACAAGATTGGGAAGGTATGGAGAAAAGAATTAAAAACCTTGAAGATGCTGTAGCTGACTTAAAAAGCAAGATAGGAGAAAGTGTTGATATGGAAGATGAGGAAGAAAAGAAAGAAGATGAAGAATTAGAAGATGAAGCAGTTGAGGTAGCAGTTGAAGAAACTGTTGTTGAAGTTGTAGAAGCAGTTGAAGAAGCAGTAGCAGAAATTGCAACAGCAATTGATGACGCTACTCCTGCTGAGGTTACTCCTGAGTTAGCTGCAAAAGCTGCTGAGGTTGCAATTGAGATTATTCAAGAAAAAGCTGAAGAAGTTGCTGAAGAAGTTACTTTATCTAAAGCTCAATCATCTACAGTTGAAAGACTTAACAAGAAAATCAAATCTTTAAAATCAAAGTTAAGCAGAAAACCTGCTGACAATCCTTTAAATGTAAATAAATTTTCTTCTAACAGAAGTCATGCAGTAAGTGCAAAAGATTACCGCAAGATGTCAAGCAAAGAAAAATTCTTATACGACTTAAATAAATAAAATAATATAAACTAAAAAAAATAAAACAATGGCTTTTACAACAACAAGCAACTTTGCAGGTAAGGCAGCAGGATTTTACATCTCAGCGGCTCTTAAGCAAGCAAACTCTTTAGATTACTTAACATCTATAGAGAACATCAAGTATATTTCTAACATTCAAAGAATGGAAGGTTCAGGATTAGTAAAAGACGCTTCTTGCAACTTTACTGATGCAGGTACTCTCGCTTTGACCGAAAATAAACTTACTCCAAAAAATCTACAAATCAACTTAGACCTTTGTAAGTCTACTCTACTTGACTCATGGGAAGCTCTACAAATGAGAGCAGGAGCAGGCGCACCACCACCTGCAAGCTTTAATGACTATGTAATTTCTTACATGGGTGAAATTATTGCACAAGCAACAGAAGAAAGTATTTGGTCAGGAACAGGAGCAACAGCAGGAGAATTTGAAGGGTTCTTAACAGCTACTACAGGAGCATTTGCAGTAGATGGTACAGTAAACAGTTCAACAGCTTCAGGTGCTTATACAGCAGCTAACATTATTGCTAACTTACAAACTTTAACAGCTGATATGGCAACTGATATTTCTGCTGTATTAAGAAAAGAAGATTTACATATTTATATGTCTCCAAAGACTTACGCTTTATATGTATCAGCAGTATCTACTTTAGGATATGTTAATGCTTACAATATGAATGGAGACTATGCACCTGTATTTGAAGGGTACAAAATCGCTGTTTGTAACGGAATGCCAAACGACCAATTAGTAGCAGGAGAGAAGTCAAACTTATACTTCGGGACTGATTTACTTTCAGATGCTACAAGAATTTCTTTGATGGACATGGCTGCTTTGGACGGAAGTGACAATATGAGATTAGTTGCTCGTTACTCAGGTGGTGTTCAGTTAGGTATCGGAGCTGATATCGTTCACCAAGCATAATAAATAATACGGAAGTGGGTGCTTAGGCACTCACTCCTTTAACCTTTAAAACAAAAAATATCATGGCATGTACAGCACTAACAAAAGGTAGGGGACTTGATTGCAATCGCATATCAGGAGGAGTAAAAAAAATATTCTTTTCTGTATTTGATGAAGATGTATCTTATACTTATGATGGGTCAAACCCATTAGAAATTGACGCAATAGATTGGAACGCTACTACTATTTATGAGTATGTTATGCCTCTTGGTGTAGCTTCAATTACTGATACAATTACAGGTAGTAGAGAAAACGGAACGATTTTTTACACTCCTACTTGTAATATTATGCTAAATAAACTTACTAAAGAAGACCAAAACGAAATTAAGCTTTTAGGAAAAAGTAAGGTAAGAATTTTTGCAGAATTAAACCAACAATTGACTAACGGACATAATGTATTTATTGCATTGGGAATGTCTAACGGAATGGAACTTAACACAGGTACTATGAATAGTGGTGCTGCTTTCGGTGACAGAAACGGTTACACTCTTACATTTGACGGCTTAGAGCCAATTCCTTTTGCTTTCTTAGAAGATTATACTACAACTCCATGGGATCAAAGTGGGTTTGTTAATGAAGCAGGAACTTTCCCTACTACATCTTAATTAGTAGTTTTCTTATATATTCTTGATTAAGGGGTGCTTAGGCACTCCTTTTTCTTTTTATTATTAACTGAATACAAATAAATTGATAGTTTTTCTATTATATACTAGGCAAACTAACTATGATACAAGCAACAACATTAGCAACCATAAACATATATGTGCAAACTGAGGACAATCGTATTGATACTTCTGTAGCTTCTACTCAGATAAGGCACTTAGTAAAATTCACTAACGACTTAGATAAGTCTGTTTATTATGCTTATGGTAATACTGAGCTTATTAAAGATAGATATACTAATATTAATATAACCTACTCGGTTTCACCTAATATTTATACAGGTTCAATAAAGTTGTTTCCTGCAGGATATTGGAAGTACGAAGTGTACGAGGTTAGTTGGATAGGAACAGTAACAGTTGGTAGTGGCTATGCACCTAAAGATGAAGATGATATTTTAACTCCTTCTGCTGACAATAAGGGAGTAGTGCAGGGGTTAGTTACAAAAGGGAAGATGTACCTATCTGAAAGAGATGGAACGCAGCAAGTTCAATACACACAAAGAGAAGCACCAACAGAAACAAATTATATATATTACGGACAATAAAATAAAAAAAAATGGCAATAGAAAATGTACAACAATTATTAACTGAGCAACTAGGGAAAAACGGTAGCACAGAAGTATTTACAACAGCAGCTCAAACTTCTAAGGATTGGTATTGTGTTTATTTTCCTGTAGCAAGTGTTGTAGCTTCAATAGCAGCAGCAGACGCAACAGGAGAAACAGCTTTACAAACTACTTTACCTGCGGGAACAACTTTGTTTATGAACGTGACTGCAATCACTTTGACTAGTGGAATTGGAATTGGTTACCACGAAGGCGTAACTACATAAGATATGTTAGCACTTAAACAAGCATTAAGTTTAAACACAATAAAGAACGTTTGGCAGCCTTCTGATGAAACAAGTTTAGAAGCGTGGTATAAAAATCAAACAGGAATTACATTAAATGGTTCTGATGTTTCGGCTTGGGCTGATAGCTCAGGTAAAGGGCATGATTTGTCACAAGCTACTGCTTCAGACCAACCTGCTTATAGTGGGGGTGTGCTGACTTTTGATGGAACTGATGACAATTTAGCTTCTAATCAAATTAATTTAGCAGCAAGTAGTGAATGCACAATAGCAATAAGAGGAGATTTTTCAAGTGGAACAGGAACTTTGTTAGGTGATGATGACGGTACAAATGCTTTCATTAATATGCAAGCTACTAATGAAATAAGAGTTAGACCAACAGGTGGACCTGCTGATTTTACTTTAGCTTCAGGGAATTTTGGAGATGGCTATATAGTAATTACAAGAGATAGCTCTAATAATTTTGATGCTTATTATAATGGAGCTTCTATTTCGGCACAAGTAAATAAAGGTGGAACAGTTAAAATCGATAATATGGGTTCATACAGCACTAATGACTTTTTTGACGGAACTATAAAAGAAGTTCAAATTTATACTTCAACAAGTGCTGCTTTAACTGCTAACATAAATACTTATCTATCAAAATTATAAAATGGAAAACATACTTAGTATAAACCTAGAAACTCAAACTGCACCGATAATTCAGGAAGTTCAGGGTAAAGAGTACATAGAGTACGGAACGGAAGAATGGAGAAACCTCTATCCTCAGTTCTTAATTGACCTTTACTACAACAGTTCAACTCATGCAGCGATTATAAACGCAACAGCTGAGATGATATCAGGCGAGGACATAGTTTGTGAAGACGAAAATACAGACTTAGACGCTTATGTAGAATTGAAGAAGTTTTTTAGACACGCTAACGGTAAAGAAACTTTACACCAAGTAGTTAAGAAATTAGCTTTTGATTTTAAGCTTCAGGGAGCTTACGCTATACACATTATTTGGAACCAAGAAAGGACTAAAATAGTTGAAGTCTATCACGTGCCTGTCGAACGCGTTAGGGCAGGAATACCAAATAACTTAGGACAAATTGATACTTATTATATATCTTCTAATTGGGCTAATGAAAGAGAGAACCCACCAACTGAGATAGCAGCTTTTAATACTAATGATAGAACAGCAACAAGTCAATTACTTTATACAGGTGCTTACAGTCCTAATATGGACTGCTATCATACTCCTGATTACATAGCAGCAAACAATTGGGCTTTAGTAGACCAAAGAGTTGCAGAGTTTCATTTAAACAATATAGAAAATGGATTTAGTGGGAGCTACTTTATTTCTTTTGCTAATGGTGTGCCTACGCAAGAGGAGAGATTTCAGATAGAACAAAGCCTTACTGATAAATTCACAGGAGCAAGAAATTCAGGAAAGTTTATTTTGACGTTCTCAGACGATCAGACTAGGACTCCTGAAATACAAGCTATAAGTCCTTCAGACCTTGACAAGCAGTATATTGCACTCCAAGAACTTTTGACTCAGAACATCTTATCAGGA